GGGGGCCGCATCCTGGACGCTGACCACCAGCGAGAACCAACTGAGCATCACGACCGACGACATCAACATCGAGGCGTCGGTGGATCCCAACGTGGCCGGCAAGACCATCGACGACTTCGTGGGGCGCCTCAACGAGGCCAGCCACGGTGTCAACGGCATCGCCCAGGGTGCGGGGGTGGCTTCCCAGATCACTCTGGCGGCTACGGCCAGTGCCATCGACGATTACTACGTCGGTTGGAACGTGATGCTGCTGGTGGACAACTCCGGTGCGGGCTTCACCGTCGGTCAGACGCAGACGATCACCGCCTACGATGGGGCGACCAAGGTCGCGACCATCAGCGGGACGTGGGCGCCCGGTCCTGCGACCGACCCGGCAGCCACGGACACCTACTGGATCTACAACCCGGACACCCTGCCCGTTTACAAGGGCCAGGCGCAGTTCAAGGCTCCGTTCGAGATCGAAGCGGCGGCGAACAACAAGTACGACCAGTTCACCATCGCCTACAAGGGCTCCGTCACGGGCGTCATCCGTGAGACCTTCACGTTGACCCCGGGCACGACCTACGCGACGGCGTCGGCTCTGGCCACGGAGATCCAGACGCAACTGGACGCAGGTGCGATCTTCAACCTCGCCAGCGGTGTCTCCTCTCCCTACGTGTCCTGCACGGCCACAGCCGACGGGGAGATGCAGTTCGAGTTCACCCGTGCCGGTCAGGACGCCGACGGTGGCTACTTCTGCTTCGAGTTGTCCGGGGCCGGTCCCGTCTACGACCACGAGTTCGCGTTCGTCGCCGGTATCGATGTTGCTCCCAACGCGGGCATCGACAACGACTCGGCCCACATCATGCACGCGGCGGTCGCCTACAAGGCGAGCATCAGTGCGGTGGCTCCGGTCCTCAACGACCGCATCGTGCTCCGCAGCCGGCTCATCCCCGGCAGCGACGGTGAGATGAACCCGAACAGTGCCATCCTGCAGACGGGCCTCGCGGTCAACGCGGGTGTCGGCAACAGCAAGGCCGGGCTCTCCACCGAGATGTACGGTGCCGCCTCGAACAACGCGGCGGTCAAGCCGGCGACCCTGTTCGGTCGCACCGGCCTGGGGAGTGGACAGCACGACGGCAGCATCGGCGTCGGGACCCGAGGCGAGCCGGCGGTGGTCTTCTACGACGGCACCGGCACCACGGCCGCGAACAACGTGTGGGACCTGACGGTGGACGGTGTGGCGATCCAGGTGGTCTTCACGGCCAGCGCCACGGGGACCAACACGCCGCTGGGATCGGCGGTCCTCCAGAACGGTGTCTACGATGCCGGTTCGGTCATCGGTCAGATCCAGGCAGCCATCGCGGCTCTGCCGGACACCCCCTTCGGGGTCCTGGCGACTGTCCAGGGGAACCGCATGGTCGAGCGCGAGGGCCTCGGCTTCCGCATCACGAGCCAGACGACCGAGTCCAGCAGCCGCATCGAGATGGGCTCGGGTTCGGCCAACAGCACCCTCGGGTTCACCGATGGGGATGTGGCGCTCCGTGTCGAGGTCCAGGCGGCTCAGGTCGCCGGCTCGCTGATGAACAACGCGGTGGCGGCAGCCTCCGGCAACCTCGTCTTCGGTGACGGTGGCTCGAACTACGGCGACCACGGCCCGGCCAACCCCGCGGCGGTGGCTCCCAACCGCTACTTCGCAGGCTTCGCGGTGGCGGGGCTGGAGGTGGACGACGCGGGTGCCGAGTACGTCTTCTTCCAGAGCCTCACGCGAGGGGCATCGAGTTCCGTCGAGTTCCGGAACGCGACCTCCGACGACATCCTGCGGTGGGGCACTGGACTCCTCATCGAGGCGGGCGACGGGGCTGTGGGCGAGGACGCTGTCGAGGGCTACTACGTCACCTCGTCGAAGACCGATGGCTCCGGTTCGGCGAACGACTCGGTGCTCAACAGCGGCACCGGCCAGGATGGCTTCATCGGCCAGACCTACCGCGACAAGGTGACGGGCCTGACCTTCACCATCCTGCCTCGCCAGGGGAACATCTCCTACCCGACGGGTGGGACTGCCTACCTCCGCTTCCAGGTGTCCGAGACCTTCGTCACCGATGCCAACATCCCCGTGACGACCCTCCCGGGTCTGGAGATGTACGTCGCCAACACGGTCAACGTGGCGGCAGGGGACACGGCGGTCGTCGAGACCTTCGAGCGAGGTGGCGAGCAGCCGACGGTTGGTGACATCTACTACGTCAGCTACACCTACACCAAGCAGGACTACTCAACGGCTCTGTTCACCAAGATCAGTGCGGTCGAGGCGGCCTACGGTGAGGTCAGCCCGGACAACCCGCTGAGCATGGCGGCGTACTTGGCGGTCCTCAACGGGGCGCTCATCGTCGGCCTGAAGCAGGTTCCTCGGGCGACGAACGAGCCCCGTGCGTCGCTGCAGAGCTACCGGGACGCCATCGACGACCTCGAAGGGGCGCTGCCGGGGCAGATCTACCCCGACATCATCACCCCGCTGCGGGGCGACTCGCAGGACCTCTTCCTCTACCTGTCGCGGAGCAACGACATCCAGTCGAGCATCCGGTACAAGGCGGAGCGCACGTCGATCATCGGCATCGCGGCCGGCAACAACGTGGAGGACGTGGGGTCGATGGCCCAGGTCATCGGGAGCACCCGGATGCGGCTGTGCTACCCCGACACCCTCCTCATCCCGATCACGGATGCCCTGGGGACGACCCGGGAGTACCTGGTCGAGGGCGAGTACCTCGCCTCGATGATGGTCGGTAACCGGGTGAGCCCGAACCTCGACCCGGCGAGCCCGTGGACGAACGCGCTGCTGGTCGGCTCCAACGGCTTCGGCCGGAAGCTGGACGCGGTCGAACAGAACCAGGCTGCCGTCCAGGGTGTCACGGTGTTCGAGCACCGGCCGCCGTTCCTGCGGTGTCGTCACGGTCTGACCACGGACATGACCAACATCTTGACCAAGACCCCGACGATCATCCAGATCGCCGACTACGTGCAGCGCACGTCGCGAGCCACCCTGGAGACCTTCATCGGTGTGAAGTTCCTGCCTGGGGTCCTCTCGCAGGTCGAGGGCCGGTTGGCCGAGATGTTCAAGGCCATGGTCAGGGCGCAGATCGTCGCCGCCTACACCGGCATCAAGGCGAACCCGCAACTGGACAACCCGACGGCGGCGGACGTTGAGGCGTACTATTCGCCCGTTTGGCCGCTCCTCTACCTCATCCTGACCTTCCATTTGAGGTCACAGCTAAGTGCCTAGAATTACTTAGCTTTTGAGCCAAGCAGCCCGACCGGACAGTAAAACCCTTTGACTCCTATCTAGCTTTCCGGCTACCCTTCCGCCCAGGGAGGTAGCACCGTGCCCGATTGCCCCGTCTGCGGTCTCTCCGTCAGTTCCCCCAAGGGCCTCTCGATCCATTTCCGTCACCAGAAGGGCGACGAGGCTCACGCCGCCTACCTCGCGGCTCAGGAGGATGCGAAGTGGGCCGAACTCACGGAGGACGAGGATTATGTTGTCTGCCGGCTCTGTGGGCACCGGGCGGTGACCTTGGCTCGGCACATCAAGGCGACCCACGGCATCACGGCCAAGGAGTACCGGGCTCAGTTTCCGGACGCCTTGATTCGGGGCCGGGAACTCACGGCGAGGCGTGGGAAGGCGATCAAGGCGGGGTGGGGGGAGGGCGCCCACACGGGAACCAAGACGATCACCTGTCCCACCTGTGAGTCCGAGCACGAGGTCCACAAGTCGTTCGTCCCTTCGACCCATGACGCCCGTTGCCCCGAGTGCAAGGGGAAGCAGGCTGGTGAGTGGGACGGGAAGGTCGAGGGACACGACTACGTGGTGTGTGGGGTCTGTGGGCACAAGGCGGAGAACCTTACCTCGCATGTCACGGCCGAGCATCCTGAGCTTGTGGGGCGATACCAGGAGGTCTATCCGGGGGCCCTCCTGGTAGCTTTGGGGTCAACGGTACGGGACAAGACGGCCTTGCGAGGCTTGAAGCGACCCGAAGGTTTTGGTCGGAAGATCTCCGAGTCCAAGACGTTGGGTCTCACGGCTGAGGATTTCGAGCCTTACCGGGAGTCCGACGGAACGATCGACCACCATGCGGCTCAGGCGGGCTTTGGGATTGCGATGCCAACGGTTCGACAGTACATGGAGACCCTCGGCCTGGAGATCACGTCGAAGTATGTGGATCAGCGGTACGCGGAGAGGCGTGTGGCCTTGACGCCGGCAGACCTGGAGCCGTTCAAGTTAAAGAATGGGAAGGTATCCCTAGCTCGGGCTATAGAGGGCTTGCGCTTTTCTTACCCCACCGTGCGTCGAGAGTGCGATCGGCTGGGGTTGCCCTACTTCAATCGGCGAATCAAGCAGACGCTGTGTTTGGATACTGTGGAATCTGCTTTAGGCGGTGTTAGCTATATAGAGGAGTGGCGTTCTAGGCGTTTCGTGAATCCCCCAACGGGTCAGATGTTTCGGTACGACGGCTACTTCCCCCACGTCGGCCTCATCGTCGAGTTTCAGGGCCACCAGCACTACATGTTCCCCAACGCCTTCATGTCGGACGACAAGGTGGATGAGTTCATTGCCTTGCAGGAACGTGACCGCATCAAGCGCGAGATGATCGAGCAGGACCCGAGCCTCCTCTACCTGGAGATCCTCGAAGACGAGCCCTACCAGGACCCGAAGTACATCAGGGCCCGATTGGAGGGGCTGGGAATAGAGGTCCCTGCAACAGGCGTATAGACGTAAGGAGGTCCTCACCATGGCCCCGGAACTTGTGGTCATCCTTGTCATTGCGGGGGCGGGGGGTCTCACCCTTTTCTTCGTCTCTCGAATCCCAAAGGCGAGCTTGGGTG